TTATTTAAAAGAAAGTAAACGCAAGCCATTTAAAATCACTAAAATCGTTGAGCCTTCGTGTCCAACAACACCAAGCGGCAAGTTAACTACCTGAAAAACATTGGCTAAAATCAATAAGGTAATCACAGATAAGGCAAAAACAATATTTTGTTTGATAATGGTCTTCATTTTGCGGGAAAGTTGAATCGAAAATGGAATACGAGTCAAGTCATCCATAATCACACTGTCTGCACTTTCCATTGCAATATCTGTTCCTGATCCAATAGCATAAGAAACATCTGCTTGAGCAAGGGCAGGAGCATCATTAATACCATCTCCTACCATAGCCACAAAACCATATTTAGTCTTTAATTCTGCTAACTTAGCCACCTTATCTTGAGGCATACAGTTGGCTACCACTTCATCAATACCAAGTTTTTGTGCCACATAATTGGCGGTTCGTTCTTGGTCACCTGTTAACATGACTGTTTTGATTCCCATGGCATGAAGAGACTTAATAGCACGTTTTGATTCTATTTTGATATCATCCAAGAGGGCATAGTAAGCTATCAATTGATGGTCACGTGAAACAAAGATTAGGGTTTTCCCTTGATTTTCTTCCACTTGAATAGTTTCTTCAAAAGCTGATAGGTCTTGAACCTTTTCCAAAATGAAGGTTTTCTTGCCAATTCGCCATTCTTGCCCTTGATAGAAGCCCTGAAAACCTTTCCCAGAAATTTCTTCTAAGTGGTCAAAGGTCAGTGGCTCCAATTTTTCAGTGTATTCAAGAAGGGCTTTAGAAATAGGATGGGTACTAGCAGTCTCTGCTCCTTTTACCAGTCTATTCACGAGCAACTCATCTTCCAAATAATGAGCATTCACAACAGAAGGTTTTCCTTGGGTGAGCGTTCCCGTTTTATCCATGACAACAGCCTTAATATCTCCCATGTTATCGACAATATCCCCTCCTTTGATAATCAATCCCTTTCTGGCTGCACGAGAAATAGCAGCCAAGCTAGCAGGTGTGGAACTGGCAATTAGGGCACATGGTGAAGCTACTGTTAAGAGAATCATCCCTCGGTAAAAAGCAGCCAACCAAGTCCAAGAAAGCACAAAGTGGCTAAAGAGGATAAAGGCAGGAATAAGGACGAGCACAAATTTGACATAACCATCTTCTAAGCTTTCGATAAAGGTGGCAGTTTTGCTTTTCTTTTCTTGGGCAGATTCCACCAGATTAATAATCTTGGCAAAGAGAGTATCGTCATTTTCAATAGTAACCAACATATCTATGGTTTGTCCTTGGTTAATGGTTCCCCCAATCAGATCCTGGCCTTCTGCCTTATCAACAGTGATAGGCTCACCAGTGACCATAGATTCATCAAATTGACCAAAAGGACTAAGCAACTGCCCGTCAATTGGAACAGCTTCGCCTTTACGAACTTGTAAACGGTCACCAACACTCAAGGATCTGGTCTCAACTTCTAAAATATGGCCATCTTCTTGGTATTGACGAGCTGTATCTGGCGTCAAGGACATCAAGGCTGAAATAGCATCCTTACTTTTTTCCATGGCCATTTCTTCAAGCGTATTGGACAACGAAAAGATAAAAATAAGCAGAGCACCCTCCAGCCAATAGCCGATAATTCCAGCACCGATAGCTGCCAAAATCATCAAAATATCCACTGACAAGTGTTTGTTCTTCACCAAATCCAATATACCCGTTTTTGCAGACGCATATCCTCCAATCAAGAAGGCTGTAATGAAAATAGCGGAAGCCACTTGTGGAAATGAGTGTAAAAAGGCTAGGCCAATTATTATTAATACCAAACACGCTAAAGTCTCCATCAAATGAAGATGGTCTGCCATCCATTGTCTGATTGTCATTTTTAGTTCCCTCGCAATTAAAAGTTATTCAATCTTTAAGATATATTAATTATAATAATTCTAAATAAATAAGTCAAGTAATTTAGAAACATTCTAAATAAACTTTTTTAAACTTACCTTTTGCTTTCAAAAATCCTAACTTCAACTATTTGCAAATATGAAAAAAACTCCCCCTACCTGCGGAAATGATATACTAATAGAAGGATGACTGACCATTATAGAGTGCATGCTTTAGAACTTGGCTTAACTGAAGAGAAAACTACTAACTTTATGCCCCAAATATAAAAAAAGAACCTTGTCGCTATCAATAAACATCGATAGCAACAAGATTTTTCTAGACGAATTATTTAACAGCGTCTTTTAAAGATTACTTAATATTGTGCACATATAATATAATAAACTTTGATTTTATAAAGCTACAAAATAACGAAACTTTATATAATTGCTTCGAATCAACTATGTAAGTTTTAAACTTATGCCCCCTATTTACCCCCTTTAATAAAACTACTTCTCAGGGGGCAAAGAAAATACTTATCTCGAAAGCTCCACTAGCACCTCTTCCACTTTTTCGTCTGTCACAACCTCCCAATCTCTTATCTTCTCATTCGGCAACACATAATCAAAAATCTGTCCGCTCTTGCGCACGATCGCTACTGTATCGCCTGCGATATATCCATTGTCAATCGCTTGCTTAAACTCGTTGTATGTTAGCATTTTTACTCTCCTACTTATTTATTCGTATTCTCATAGCTTAAATTAACTTTTTAATATCAATCATTTTGAATTTAACTAGTATCATGGATTTGATACATAAAGTTATTTTCTTTTATTTTTTGGTAAGGTGAACCTCTATAGCTATAGCTGAAGAGCTCACTGTCTTATTATCGTTATATAGCATTAAGTATTTAGACTGATCAAATATTGCTCCAGGTGCGGGCATCATATCGTACCAAAAACTGTCTCCTGAGCTCTCTATAAATTTAATATAGCCTGTCTCGTACGGAGAATTATTGAACTCATACAAATTTTTTCGAGACACTAATATTTTTCTGGTTTTACAATCTAATTCTTGAACAGTGACTTGTTTTTTATTAGTTGTAATATCAAACGAAAGTATATTTTCATTATCTTCATAAACTTTTACTGTAATATTCGGGAACTTACCTTCAATTTGATTTCTATGGTGCTCAGTAACACCTCCGTACATACAAGTTTTTTTGGCATTTTTACAACTATTTCCTTCCGAATAATAGCAGTTATAGTAGTAATTGGAACCAAAAATATCTACATCTTTATTTTTATATTTTGCAGCTAAATCTTTACTATTAAACTCTGTTTTTACTGAATCATAGTTTTTAAGTTTCAAATCCTTAATGGGAAAAATCAAATCATGCTGTAAAAGCTGACCTGTGGATCTTACATTAGTCCCTTCTACAAAATGGTTATCATATAAACATCTCAAATTACCCATAACACCAGTAAATTGGCTAGATTTGTTTAATTGTTCTGGAGTAGGGTCAGGCTGACTACTTGCAAAAACACTAATCGATAATAATTGTGCACAAAAAACTACACATGCTACAACGAGTATTCTTATTCTTTTATTCATTTGGCTACCTCTTATATATTTAAAACGTTATATAGATTATAACGTTAACTTTTCATCTCCCCAATTACCTCAATTCTACACCATTTGTTATTAAAAATCTATAATAAAATTAAATCAATGTTTTAATTTTAAAAGAGATAAAATTGAAATAAAAAAGCAAGAGCCGCTAATGTCAGGCGATTCTTGCTAGTGTGATTATCCTATGAATGTGCAGGGGGATCAGTATAGAGGTAAAAGTGTCTGTATATTAATAATTTTGTATCGCACGAATTAAATCATAGTTGTAATACGGAACATTTCGTTTTACTGAATTATCTTTATCCAACAATCCCTCTCCTACCAAGAAGTCCAAAGCTTTTTTCACTGTTGCTGGATGGAACTCCGTAGCCTCGGCTAACTGTTTTGCAGTTGATACAGGAAAACTAAAAGTAGCAAGCCAAACTGTTTTTTGAGTTTGAGTCACACAAACAGAAAGTCCTTTTTTGGCATGTTCATCCGCATTTCGAATTTTCTTTAAGATATTCTTGGCCATTTGCTCACTAGCATTGAGAAAGAGATTAAGCCATAAGTTCCAATCTGGATTCTCTCCCCTTGTAGCATTAAGCGCGTTATAATAACGAATTCTTTCCTTTTCTAATTCTTCACTAACGAAAAATATTGGGTGTTTTAGAAGCCCCTCCTGAACAGACATCAATGCAATAAGAATTCTCCCAAGACGGCCGTTACCATCTAAGAAGGGATGAATTGATTCGAATTGCGCATGAGCAACCGCAATTCTCAATAAAATATCACTATTAAAGTTAATAGATTCTTGAGTCCTCCCGCACTCTAAACTCGAATGATATTCCCCATTTATAAAAAATTCGAGATTTGTCATAAATGCACCAATTTCGTTTGCGGGAATGGGGATATACGAAGCATTTTCGATATCCTTATCTGGACCAATAAAATTTTGAATCTTCCTAAACTCTCCGCCGTTAGATGTAGTTCCTCTAGCTTCATCAGACATCAAAAGGCGATGGAGATCTTTTATCAACCGTGTAGTTATGACATCGCCTTTTTTTATTTTATGAAAACCAAAATCAATCGCCTTTTTATAATTAAAAACTTCTCGTTGCTGCCAATTTTTGGCACCTACTTTAGCAGTCTCCATTATTTCATGGAAAGTTACTTGAGTCCCTTCTATTCTTGTCGATTGTACTGACTCATTGTAAGATAATAAACTGAGAATCGAAGAGTTAATAATGGATGATTCTAAAACAGCATCTAACTTCCCCAGAACCTTATTTACTATTGCCAGTTTCTTATAAAGGCTTAAGGCTTGCTTATCCTCTAGCAAGACTGGTAACTTTTTTATTCCCTGTAATGCCATAATCCTACTCCTTAAGATATTTTTTGCGTTTTTATATATTATATTTGTTTTTATTTCAAAAAACAAGATAAAATATAATAAAAAACCGCCCAGAAATTATCTGAGCGGTTTTATCTTATCTCGGAGCTTTACCTCCTAAATTGGTTTTTTAGTTGCGGTGTAAGTCACACCGTTGATGGTAATTTCCAAGCTGTCAATAACAACGTCAATTTTATCAGACTGACCGACATCAATGTCGGCCTGTTGGTCGTACTTGGCAAGTGACCCGTTTTCCTGCTCAATTGCTTTTAGCCTGCCAGCCATACCAACAATGTAGCTATCAAATCCGCTTGCAGCATAATCATAGGTTGCACCACCAACCTTAAACATGCCTTTCACAGCCTCGCTGAAAGTCTTAGCACCGCTTACCCTATAAGAGCCATCAGCTCTCAAGAGATAAAACCAGTCCGTCAAAAAGTCGTCAACGCTAGCATAATGCATGTAATGACCACCCTCAACAGCAGGCCTTTCCGTACCTTGCGTTACCGTTATGCCGCTTGGACGGTTGCCTTGGCCAGTCCACGTCATACCTCCCCAATTGTTGTCAGTACGGCCTACAGCAGATTGCCCCCAAAGCCCCTCAAAATGCAACACAGTAATGGCATAACTTGGCAAGATGTCATGCTCTTTACATTTAGCTAGGATTTTATCCAAGATAGCTTTTTTAAGCACAGCACCATTAAATAGTAAGTCGCCATCTTGTTTGACAGCAGGGCTTTGCTCCGCTACTTGTGGTTGTTTGAGCAGCTCGTTTACTTTTGCTTGAACGGCATCATAGTTAGCACCAAGTGAGATTTTGCGCTGCTCGCCACTACCATGTTTGCCAGATAGGACCTCTTGAACTAGCTCATCAATGCTTTTATTTGTAGCAGGTTGGGCTTTTGCTCCTGTATAGCGATAGACATAAGAGTACATCCAACCGCTCGCTGCTGCTGTTTGATTGTAGTTATCAATCGTGATGTTATTATTTGCGTAATTGCAGTGGATAATATTGTCAGCATCAATAAACATCACAACGTGACCACCCGCGCCTGCTGATTGCCCACGGAATCCCCAGATAGCAATGTCAGCCCGTTGGCTATCCCAATCCTCATTATCAGCGATTAACTCAAAGCCGTTTTGGACTAGCCAGTCGTGCATATACTCTGTATTGAGTAGCCAACCAGGATTACTAGCTCCTGCATAGATTAAAGCACTACAAATAGCGCTTGAGCAGTCATAGCTATCAGGACCATTACGGCAGTCCATGGAATAGCTGACACGACCCTTTTTAAAACCCATCCAAGCGATAGCTTTTTCGGTATCTACTACCATCTATCATCCTCCTTATCTAAAAATGGATAAAAGATCAGAGCAACAACAGATAATGGCACATACAGTATTGCTATTGCTATAACTAATGCTAATCGTGTGATTGCCCGCATGTCCCCTCCTATTGTTTTGGTTCGTGGTAAGTCAAAGCTTGCTCACTGTCTGACAGGCCTTTCGTGGTTGGATCTGTGACAACACCGAGCAATACCAAAAGCGTTACAGCTGTGTTTGCAATATCCGCGATGTTTGATGGTAGTTTAATACCTAATTGCTGTGCCAGTAAAAAGATAGCTCCTAAAATAGCTATCAAGGTTACTTTGTTTTGTAGTCGTAATTTTAAATTAATCATGCTTCGCCTCTCATAATATCTTTAAGTTCTCTTACCTCACGATTGAGGTTTTTAATTTGCTCTGTCATTGTGATGAGCGTTTTGTTTTGCTCATCATGCTCCTCAAGACGCCTAGCATTTTGCCGAGTGACAATTTTTAAATGCTCTACCTCAGACTGCAACAAAGTAATATCTGTCGCATGCTTGATGGATTTTGCATTAAAAATATTGTAAGTCGTTACTATAGCTAAAATAAAGCCGCCGAGGCCAAATATCAACTCTGTTGCCATAGCTTACCTCGCTAATCCTACTTAACTAAGTCCGCATACTTAATGACTGTGACTTTATCCTCTTCCTCTAGCTCCTCTAAGGTTTGTTTGTCATAAGTAAATGGCTCGTTGACATGCACAAAGACTAGGTTACCTTCACCAGCCTCTCCGTCTTCCTCTTTAGTACTGTCGACCACCGTAAAGACATCATAGGCTTGATACTCACCTTTTTCGGCTGGCTCGATTAGCTCAAGCATGCCTTTATAAATGTCAGAATCAATCTTGCCGCCGCTCGTTAACATGTGGATGGTTTGCAAGTTAATCATTCGCTGTGTACGCTCTGCGGACACCTTAGCTAATCCTGCAGCTGTTTGAGCAGTCTTAGCAGTATTAGCAGTTTCTTGTGAGATTTTTTCCAAGTCATCAACTTTTTGGACTGCTTCGCCCATAGCGATTTCGACATATTCGGATTTTTTAAATTCTTCCAAAGTAGCTTTGATAATCTCTGTGTCATTAGTTGAGATTAAGTCCTGCTTGATTGGTTGAGAGATGACTGAGCCATCTTCTGCTGTGATAATGATGTGTGTGCTTGCGACTGCTCCTGTGCTGTCATATTGTGGATATTTCCCTGTTACTTTCCAATTGCGCATAACTATTCTCCTTTACTTTCTTCAAATTGTTCCAAAATATTATCAATTAAGACGATTTCCTCTGATGTAAACTCATCTTCAGATTCGGCTAGATATTCCAAAAAATCGATAAATCGCTTGGAGTACTCGCCCCCTTTAATCACAATTTCTTCATCAGCTAGCTCGTTGAGTAGGCCGTTGAATTCGTCGAGTTTAGCGGGGTCTGCTAGCTTGATGTTTTTGTGCTCATCAATGACAAACTTGCCATCTTTGTCTTTTTGAGCATACAGATCAATAAGGTCACCCTCATCCTTGGCGTACTCTTTGAATTTATCTACTACTTTTGCGAGTAGCTTAGCACGTCCGCGGTTTGCTCGCATGTTCGTGACTTTGATTTTGTCTAGTACACGATATAGTGTGTTTAAATCTTTGTTTTTAATAGTTAATTGCATATTATCTCCTGTTAAATTTTTGTGATGTAGTTATTCAATTCCCCATTCACAGCACTTACAAAATTGCCATGAACGGTATTCCAGCCGACGTTAGCTAAGTGCTTCCAACAACGTCCTAAGGCTACTACAGCCGCATACAAGTCGTTCATATCAATCATTTTTGTCATCTTGTCTGGTCTAAACTTAAATCCTCGATTGATGTTAAAGTCATCTGCAATAAGTACATTATCACCATAAATTTCTGTCTGGTCGACTGCAGCAGTATGGTTATATCCCGTAGCGTACCTAAATGACCTTAGCCCTGCAAAACGACCGGAAGAAGCCGAGTTAACACCGTCACCAGATGAGGTTATCCCGATCGATGCATACAACGCTGACCCTGTATAACCTTTGGGCGTCGCATTACTAAAATGTACAAAGGCAGTATGTGTGCCATCTTTACGTACTAAGGCATTGTTTTTGCTATTAAAATTAATTGTGGCATCGCTATTAAAGTCCATCTTAGCTGTATTTAAGTCGATAAGCATCGCTCCATTACGAGCCTTAATGACCTTACCCTCGAGCAAATCAGTGATAGCATAGCCAATTTTAGCTTTGATAAAGTTAGCGTCTAAACCAACGATACTGCTGGCGTTTAGATTAATCACTCTAATCTTAGCAGCGTCAATCACTCCTGCGATAATCTGGTCAGCCTTGATTTTGATAGCGTTGGCAATCTTTGTGGTAAAAGCGCCGTTGACAGTGGTATTGCCATCAAGAGTGATGTTTTTACCAGCTATTTGCACACCGTGGGAGTTTAGGTTAATCGCTGAGATTATCTCATTACCAGACATCTTGCTCTTAGGCAACTTGTCCTTAATCGCGAGCATGATACTATCACCAGATTGCCGCAAGAGCGACTGGACCTTCTCCAAGGTCACAGACTGATCTATCAAAGTCTTTAGCTGAGTAAAGTTAGAGGAGATAGTGTTATCCTGATTGGATATCCTGCGCTCATAACCCGCTACAGTCTCTCTCAAACTGTTGTAATTACCCTCTGCGGACTGTAATCGTCGTTGGTAACTGTCTAGGCCCTGTTGTACACGACTGACAGCACCTTCACGGTTACGTATCTCTTGTGAGATTTGGCTAGCGGTTGTCTGTTGTACCGCTCTTAGTCCGCTAATTTGTGACTCGAGTTCTGTCCTCGTGCCTTGATTTGAGCGAGTAAACTCAGCACGTAAGCCCGCAAGCTTACTCTCGTAGGCCTCTGTAGTGCCGCTTGAGGTTGTTGTGATCTTAGCCGATAACTGTCTTAGCTCGTTATCATACTTTTGCGATAGCCCTTGTGCTGAGGCTTTAATCTCAGCTTGTAAACCGATTTTATCATTGGCCATTGTGGCTTTTAGCCCCTCGATGCCTGCCTGATAGCTTGCGGATAGCTTCCTATCAGCATCTCGATACTCACGCCTGATACCATCAATGGTGTCATTGATGAGCGCTAGCTTTTTATCAGTATCCTCGCTGATACGTGTAGCGACACCTCTGGCGGAGTTGACTATCTCGGTCTTGATCTTACCGTCGTAGTATTCCTGCAACATACCACGGTTAGTCAGCTTGATTTTTGACCAAAGCTGGGAATTAGCAGTATCTGTCAGCTCTAAGCTAATCTCTTTGAGGTCTTTAAATAGTCCAGTCGGATTACCTGTACCCTCAACTACTACTGGCGCAACATAGCTAGTAGCTTGGTCTCCTCGCTCAATCATGAGCTGATTAAAATGCGCTGTGCCTAGACACTTGCTAGCTAGTCTGACTTTTGGGTTGTCGTCCTCTGCGGTAAATGTGTAATGCACACGTCCATCCTTACCAATAACGAGGTTTGACTCGTCTAAAATAAGTGTTGGGTCTCTGCTCATTTATCCTCCTTAATCTATTTTTTTAGTATGAGTTTTTTTAACTCAGAAATTGCTTTATCTACATAAGCTTTGGTTGCCGCATGATCATTCGCTGTGGGGCCCTTGAGTTTCAGGTTGCCATCAATCTGCGAAGTTTCCTTGGCATAAAAACCACCGTCAGACTTGACGTAGAACTTATCATCACTAAGGTTTCTAATCCTAAGCAACTTCCCTGTCGTGCCTGAGGTTGAGTTAATGTAGATTCCCTGAGCGGCTGTTCCTGCACCGTTTGTCTTTTTGACAATATCAATGGATAACGCTGCCGCATTTTTATCATAATCCGCTCCAATACTTGGGTTCTCATGAGTAATTTTTAGCGTTCCTAGCGCTTTTTCTGACCCTCGTAGCTGCATTGCACTACCATTTTCATTGCCGCTAGTAATATTAAGCGCCGATGAAAAATTGGGGGTGGTTGGCTGACGCATCGCAATATTAACGGCATTTGTTGTCCCCTTATAATCGACAAAAAGCGCCGATTGATTAAAGGTCTCTTTACCCGTCCGCAAGCTCATTAACGGCCCATCACTGGTATCATTGTCAGAATAGACAACAACACCAGCACCTCTGGTAGACGACAAGTCAATATTGACCGCTCCACCCGTTGACGAGGAATAAGCAACAGTGGCGGCTGGCTTAAATTTTAGTTGACCTGTCATAACGCCACCTTTGAGATTTAATTTCTTGTCAAGCTCTTGCTTCGATTCAGCTTTTGTATAGACGGTCTCTTTATCTGCTTTTTGTTGTAGTTTCTGAGCGGTCTCGACTTTTGTCGCTAATTCATCGATATTTGGCTTGTTAGTCAGTAGATTGTAATCGAGTGGGCTAATGTATCCAAGTTCACTAAATCGATTGTGGCCATCACCTGCTCTGGCAAAACCTGTGTCTGTCTCAAAGCCTATCTCACTCTCCAGTAAGATGACATCACTACGAGCCCACTCGCTAGCAGTCATCCGCTTAAATTGGACTCGCAGCGGTATATTTTCACTCATTTTTTACCTCCGTCTAATATAATTTGTGGACTGTCTGACCATGCCCCTGTGATAGTTGCACCTTTGGCATCTGCAATCTCTTTATAATCCATCTCCAGAGCCAATTCCTTCACCTCCGACGCGTTTAAATCTATCTGCTTAGATTTATACCAGTCGCTGGTTACAAGCACTGTGTAGCTAAACGGATAAACGTTGATGACCTCTTTATCCTTAGCGACCTCAAACGTCTGTGCTTCCATCTTAGCCTTGGTAGGTGTCAGCACTAACTTAACTCCCTTGTTGTTAGCCTGTGTCAGCGTGACAGCCACTTTTTTGAGTAGCTCACAAGTCTGGCTAAAGCTAATCGTGTAGGTCTCGCCACGCTTAAAACCACCGTCGTTAGCTTCTACTTCTATGTAATCCTCATCAATTTTTTTAACACGATTAGGATCGCCAACCAAGAGGTTTTTGTTGTAGCGGGTCTTACCGTTATTCCCTAAAATTTCGGCGTTTAGACGGGATGTCTCGCTCGTTTCACTGACCTTGTTTTTGAGGTCATCAAAGCTTTGTTTAATTGATGGGATGTCATCAACTTTGATAGCCTCTGTGATTTTTTTAATCGCTTCCTCTGGTAACGCTAGGTTTTTGAGGGTGGCTCGGAATTCCTCTAGCTCTTTGTCAGTACGCTGGTTAATTTCTTCCTGCGCTTTTTTAGCTTTTTCGATTTCCGCCATCGCCTCATCAAAAGCTCGTTGATTGGGGTTTAAATCCTCTGTATCTAGTACTTTAACCCATCGATTGCCATCCCAAATCCATGTGCGCTGATACTTCCCATTTTTTTCAAACCAGTAATCACCTATCTTGTGCTCAATATTGTCATCTGGTTTTTCGTACCAGACACGGTTACCATTGATGTCATTGAGGTATTTAGGCAGATTGAGTTCAAACTGTTTTTGGTTGTTAGTAATAACCTTTTGATTATTTTCCAACGCATTGATACGTTCGGAAACACCACCAGTCAAACTTTTAGAGATGGACTGACCAATCGTGCCAAGTTTTATTGTATGGTTGCTATCTGTATAGACGTCATAGACAATCTCAACAACTTTTTCAGACTCAGTTGTGATGCCAAACTTTGGATAATAAAGTGGTACAATGTCGCAAAGCTCAACCTCTTCCATGACTCTAAAATCTTGATAGTCAAGCGTTTGTGACAAGTCAATATAATCAACCTCGATACTGACTTTTGGTGCGCCTACGTTATTATCCTTAAGGTATTTCTGAGCCAGCTTTCGGATTTCTTCGATCGTTGGCTCTTTTTTATTTTTGTCATCGTTAAAATGACTTGATAAATCAACCATTTGGATTCTGCGCTGAGCATATAAGCTGAGATACTGACCATCTAGGATAAATTCAGGCAATGTCACTAGCTGTTCTTCGGGTTGTTTATGCTCGCCTACATGCGGCTTACCAGGGGTTTCCTCTTGCGGTTTTGGTTGTGGCGTATATCTTACGTAAGGATAGATAGAGGTGTAATTGCCATCTAGCAATCGCTCCTCCTCTACGCTGACGATATTACGGCCATACTCAAGCACCGTAGGAGCTTTACGACCCATCTGCTTATGTAAGATGATGGTGCGATTGTCAAATTCATACTCACCACCGTAGACATCTAGGATAGAGCCAGCGACACCTCCGAGAGCGCCACGGGCATTACCGATTTTATCAACTTCCCAGTCAAAACTCCCGAGCGTTAGGATGTCGCTTTTAACGTCAAAAGTATCATCACCAACAAGGTTTTCTTTCCAGATTTCTAAAGCTGATTCGGCTCCTACGCTCGCACCGTTTACAAACGGTTTTAAAGCAATATCCTGTGTGCGCATAGAAATATGACGCGCAAAAATCTCAATGTGGTCTTTACTATTTCGTAGTACCCGATTAATCTCAAAAGTCTGCCATTTGGTTCTACGACCAGCGTCAGACTTAATCTTCATTTCCTCTTTAAAAACTGAGGCAAAGACACCATCTAGCGGATATTTGATGTACAGTGAGTAATTACCATTGCGCTCACGAGTGGCTTTAACCTCATAAGCATCCGCAATCTCACCGAGACCAAAAGTCCTAAACTTGGTTTCCTTAGCCTCATACAAAACTGGTATCATACTTTAACCCCCCAGTTTGGCACTGCGGTAATTGTAAAGCTACCAGTCCACGAGATTTTATTTTGTCCAACGTCAAATAACGGCATGCGGTGGCGTTCTGTTCTTACGATATTATCCCAAGCAGATAGGACGTCTTTATAGACAAGGTGCCTTTCCATGTCTATGACGAGTTCCCTTTGCACATTTTCAAGTCCTGTCTCAAAACCGTTAATGGTTAAAACACCATCGCCTGTGCCTTTGATTTTTAAGATAGGTTTAGCCTGTACATTGCCGGGATTTTGTAGAGTACCGCCATTAACGAGAGGCACCTCTTGCTTACCTGTTTTTAAATATTTGATAGGGTGGATTAAGAAGTTGATTTTCAGTCTGCCGAAATTCCTTAAAACCTCCTTTATGCTAAAAGGGGTGATATGTGTTGCTTTATAGATATAATCAGGCTCCCATGACAACTCTAAGTCTTTCCAACCTTTTACATTCAGCCAATTGCTTATGTCAGTTTCTACTTCGGTGAGTCGTCTTTTGCTATATAGACGTAAAGGGTAAGACCGTTCAATAGCCTCAAGCCTTTTATTGTCCTTTAAAACCACACCATCACGACCAGGTACCTTAACTTGATCAACATCGTAAAAGGACGAGTCATGCTCAACGTCATTAATAATTCTCAAATCAAAATCTGAAGATTTTTTACCATCAAACTTGATAAAAGCTGTCATTTAACATCACCTAACCTTCCTTGTTGTTGTTGAATATACCAGCTAAATTCTCTGAATAAGCGTTGATATTTCTCGCGGCTATTACCGTCGGATGCATCAACCTTGACATTAAGGGTAAAACTGTTATTTGAGTTATTTGTGGTCTGATTAGCAATCCCCGCAACTCCTCCGCCAAATCCAGAGGCTATTTCTGGAGTCGCATTAATCGTCATTGACTCTTTTAGCTTTTGCATAGATGAGTCAATGACTTTTCTATCCGCATCAATACCTACAGCGATACCCTGAGGGATAAAACGTCCAACCTCATCCCTCATAACACGAGATGGCGAGTGGATATCTAAGGCACTTTGAATTGTTGCGGTGATACGTGCCGCAATGCTTTGAGCTGCCGCTAAAGCTGCCCCCGACCCTGTATAAATACCATTGGCCAAACCTTGCATGGCATTAACACCATGAGAGTGCATTGGACCACTCATCGTGCTAAAAGCATCTGTGATTTGGTTCGACTTGCTACGCATGTCATTAACAATCTGCTGTCCTTTTTGAGACATCTGTTGAGCCAAGCTCTGCATGGTTTGCATAACTTTTGACGTTCCATTTGTCACACCATTACTCAAGCCATCAGTAATATGGCCACCGTACTCAGTAAATACTCGCGATGGCGAGTGGATACCCAACTCTCCTTGGAAAGAGCGTTTAACTTCTTGACCCATTTTGACACTTGCGTCACTTGCTTTACCTGCCCCTTGACTTATACCTTGAGAAACCCCATTAGGGATTTCTTGACCAAGTTGAGCAAAGTTAGCAGCTTGCAGTTCCGCCTGTAATCCCGTAGAAACATTAGTGACCATCCCTTTAACTTTTTCTGGCATTTCCACACCTGCTGAGTCTAAAACGCTCCCCATTGCATTTTTAGCAGTTTCTGTGGCTGCTCTAAAGTTTTCCTGCAAGGGTGCTAGCTCGGCATCTGTTGCATCCACAAAAACTTGCGTCTGTGTGGCTCCTTCAGGACCCATGCGCCTTAGTTGCTCCAAAATACCTTGATCCACACCACGCTGAGCCAAAATCTCTAAATTAGTAGCCCACTGTTCAGTAGCAGCTCTATTTTTTTCAAGGTTGACATTCATTTGATCTACTGATAATGCCGTCTTTTGCTCGATGGCATCGAAAATAGATGTCGTTGTCTCTAAAAGCTCTGAGTACTTAGTGCGCATGTTGTCTATGGCGGTTCTCTGAGCCTCGGTCATATTTTCGTAGGCCAAAACCTGTCTAGCAGACCCTGCTTCTTCAGCAGCTGCCATGGCATCTGCGGCAGCTTGTTGAGTAGCTGATGTCTTGTTGTATTCCTCTTGCAGTTGAGTCTGCATATTTTTAAGTTTAGCTTCTTCTTCTATGAGTTCTGCAATCTTTTCTTTTCGGACGGAATCGGAGACGTTAGCTTCTTCATTCCACTTTTTACGCAAATCAGCATTTTCAGCTAGCTTTTTACTAACCTCACTACGTTTCTGTTCAATATTTAACAGGTTTTGTTGTGCTGTTTGCCATGTGCTTTCTGCTTCCATGGCACTAATGCGTGACTTAATTTGATCTGCATTGTGAGAAAGAGAATTGGAGTTTTTGTCATAGGCCAAGTTTAAGCCATCAATAGACCCATTAAGCTGATCAATCTTATTTTTTAAGTTTTGTTTTTCGCCTGCAGTTTTGTTTTCTTTGGCGGCTAACTTAATGATTTCGTCAGCTAATTTTTGATGAGCTGCAGTGCTCTCTTTGACGGACTCAAGGCCCTTCTTACGCTCTTGCACGCCCTCACGGACAGAATCTCTTAGCTGTTTGTTGCTTTCGACTAGCCCCTCCTGCTCTTTTTTCAGCTTTTTGGTCTCGTCTGACTCTTTAGTTAGCCATGACCATAAGCTTACTCCGACAGCAACTAAAGCACCGATAGCTCCAACTACCCAACCAACGGGACCTGTTAAGGCTACAAGTGCTGCTTTTAACGCAGTTACCGCAGCAGTACTGGCTATGGTTGCAGCAGTAGATAAACTGATAGCGCCTGTCATAACACCATAAATCACGGTACTGGCTTTTAAGACACCTAACTGAGATAGTCTTGCAACCATATCTGCTTTAGTCATCGTGGTACTTACCGCTTGTACCGCAGTCACAGTCTTAATGGTTGTTGCTCCAATACTCATTGATGCAGATGCCATAACCCAAGCTCTATTTAGCGCTTTAATCATTGTTATAGTCTCATTAACTGCCCTCATGGCAGCTAGACCAGATGCTACACCAACTAAGGCAGGCGACAGAGCTTTGACGACTGATATTCCAGCACCAATAACACTAAACAAAAGTTTAAATAGCGGTGTACTAGCTTTAATACTTGCATTGATGGCGCTAAAAGAGGCATTGATAACAACTTTCAAACTATCAAAATGATCAGCTATGCCCTTACCTGTTGCAGCCTTAGATAAATCATCCAAAGCCTTAATGCTGTTGGCCACACCTTTTGCAATAGCGTTCTTGATGTTGTTAAAAGAGGTTTCAATCCCTTTACTATTTTCTTTGGCTAGTTCTGCAAAACCGCCGACACCATCATTTAACTCAATCAACTTATTAGAAAATTGGTCAAATGTTATTTGCCCGTTTTTTAATGCCTCATAAAAATCCTTTTGAGCTGATGCCCCTGCAAATCCAAAAGCTTCCGCAGTTTGTTGCAAGGCATAAGGCATTGTTTCTTGGAGGGTTTTCCAAGCTTGCATATCAACCTTACCAGCTGATAGCATTTGGGCATACTGCTCCAGCCCTCGGCTTGCAGCCTCTGATGAAGCTCCTGAAGCTAAAAAGGCATTATTTAATGCTAGTGTGAGATTAGTTGATTTATTGATATCCTTAGTAATAGAGGTCAAACGTTGAGCGGTTCCGACAACCTCGTCTAAAGTTGTTGGTAGTCCATCAATTCCGTTCGCTAACTTATCAGTTGATCTAGCAACATCCTCAGCGCTATGCCCCATAGCTTTCATGACCCTTGGATATTTTTCAAGCGTGTCAAATCTTGTGATAGCCTTGCCAAGAGATTGACTAACCAAATCAACTGCAGCCGAAGCTAATTTAAAGACTCCTGCACCAACCGCAAATTTTTTAAGAGAGGAGCTGCCTTTGTCACCGTGCTTGGCAACTTTATCTAACTCACTATTGAGTACCTTTACCTGCTTACCATCAACGTCAACAAGTATCGTTACCTTACCATCAGCTGCCATCGTCCTCCTCCTCTCTTTCATCTAAACTGTACTTAGCCTTTAGCTTACGCATGTTATCTCTGTATTTTTTACTGCCTTCACCATCATCTTCCCACTGTCTAATGGCTATGATACGCTGCATGACAGTATCGTCTGGAAGAGCATTTAAAAGAGCCTTGAATTCAATCCAAGACAATCTGTTTTGCTCTTTTAAAAGATTGATTTGGTAGGCTTGCCTAAAGCTCGCATAGATAAACTCAGCGTCTAAACTCAAATCAATGACTTTTTTGTTATCCTCTTTTTCTTTTACTACAGGCATTGGATTCCCTTTGATGTCGAGCTGAGGTTTCTCGGGCCTTTCTGCATCGATAAAATTGGTTTTGATATAAACCCAAAGATCCACCGCGTAAGTAAAAGGTAAATCTGTCCTATCTAGCAAAATATCAAGGCACAAAAAACACTTTTCCGCCTCGTTTAAAAAATCATCATCAATAACATCAAAGACATCTAAAACCTTGTTAAAGCTCAAATCAATAGGATAGATTTCACCTCTAAACTCAAACGACTCTACTAATGGATCGTTTAGTTTCATAGGCTACTCCTTTTTGTACTTTTTCGTTTTCTGCTTAACGATTTTTTCTCTTTCGATAGCTAACTCTTTGAGTTTGACCTCGATTTCCCTGCAAACAATTTCCAGAGTATTCTCGAGTGCTTCTTTGTCGGGATACTCCGCGTAAAGCTGTGCAAATGTACCTTCTCCGAATAGTAGATCATAATTGATTTCTAAGTATTTAGCTTCCAAATCTAAAGCACTTTGGGCAACATCTTTCGTAATCCCTTTATCTTCAATTTCGTTGTCTAAGTTGGCTTCGATAACCTGTTTTTCGTATTCATTGAGGCGACGATTTACTTCTGTCTCAATATCAAAAAACTCAATCAATCGCTCTTGGCTTGTATCAAACCAAAGCTCTACCTGCCCAATTTTGACCGGAAACCCTGTGCGCTTTAGGTCAACTACAATTCCAGACATAATTCCTCCTTAAAAGGGTGGTTTAGCCCACCCTTGTCTCACATCGCTACGCTCAATTCATTTTTTTTAGGTATAATTTCCTTGCTTTCCTTTGGCAGAGAGTTATAAGTAATCTTGCAACCAAAGGCTTCAAAATCGGCGGCAGCACCAGAACCAGCAATAATTTCTGTCACTGTTGCAACCCCTAGCCACTGGGTTTTCCCATCAGCCGATACAATCAAATGCCAAACTTTTCGCTCATCTCCTAGCTTATACTTAAGACTTGCAATGTGAGCTTGAGCTTTGTCTTCTGGATCATACGTCCCTTCGAAAGTGTACGCGCCCTTAACTCCTACAACGGTTGTTTCTTCTGTTCCATCTCCGTCATAGTACGCCTCATCTTCTGTCTTTTCGTCGGTATCGTCTGAGATGTCTTTAATCCATCTAGCCAATTCCAAAAGCTTCTCTTTTGTAACTTCTGTCTTTTCCTCACCTTTTACATAAGGTGCGATAAAATGCCCACGTAGGGCGTTCTTTTGTCTCATTAGTTATTCCCTTCTATTTCTAAGTGTGCTGTAATATCCAGCACATAAATATAAAAACCTTGATCGCTTAAGTCATTTAAAAACGGCTTTTCGACATCAAGGCTAATAAATGTGTACGAATGATTAAGACTTGGTAATTTTAAGTCAAAGTTAGACAAAGCACTGTTAATAGTCCACATCACAGTGCTTGCTAACTCCTGATTTTTAGTTTTGATTGCAATCTCAAAAGGCAGGCTTATCTCACGAGTACCGTCCATGTACTCGTTATTTACCTTCCCACCTGGCATTGGATAAATGGCTAAATCTTCTTGTCTTGTTAGATAGTCAAGTCTGGGCTTTATGCCTAAGTCTAATCCTTCGACAAATTGCCTCAAAACAGTTGCAAAGTCATTTGTCATTTAAATCCCATTCCTCTCAGTAAGGATTTTTCCCAATCCTTGACAATTGTTGCATTAGCTAACGCACGTTTATCCCAACGTTTGCCTGTACCTGGTGTTGTGTACTTTTTAAATTTAAAGGACTTGTACTTGTTGTAAGCACCACCATAAAACTGGGCTCTGGCGTGTGGTCCGCTCCACGTTACACCTACACTGTTAGCTCTCGAGCTTCCTCTCAAAGCTCCGTCTCTGTAAGGAACATAAGGGTTCATGGACATCATGACTTGGTTGTTCATGATGAGCTTTCCTTTAGCTAATGCTTGCGGAGATACTTTACGCTTGATGCCTCCCAACTCTACCACTACCTTAGCCATTAGATAACCTCCACTTCAAAACAAAAAATTTTGTTTGTTAGTGGGTGGTAGACTGGTATCACTTTATCAACGGTGTACTCAGTATCACCATCAATGACAACAGCATCAACCCATGACCTATCGGCTACTGTCTTACAGTATTTAGGATAAATAAAGATAACCGACGGCTTAGTCTCTTGCCTTGCATTATCTTTACCTGCGGTTGCAAGATTACGGTCAAACCTAACGGGAGAGAGTGTAAAAGGTTCGTCATAGACAAACCCTCCATAATCACCTTTATCTTTGACAAGTTTTACCTGCAGTTCGTCAATAAGCAGTCTTTTATCGATCATAGCTAATACCCGTATATCCCAACCCAGCAGCTAGTAACTCATTCTCTGCATCTAGACAGAGATTAAACCTGTCTGCCAGAGTTTTTTGTTGGCTGCCTTGGCCATGCCCGACAGTGTAGCTAATACTTGTCCGTCCTAGAGATATTCCAGCAAAGGATTGTTTATCCTCTGCTGTCATTACTCCTGAGTCATTTAAATATGCTATCTGATAAGCGATTGCCCGCTTTACAGCCTTTTGCACTAGGGCTATTTCTTTTTTTAAATCTTTGTAATCATAGCGATTACGACAGTAAAGATTGACAGCGTGGCTAGCACGTTTTTCCATTTTTTCAAAATCTTCTACCTCGTCAAAACCCAAATCTTCAAATTCTTTTTGCGTTAAAAAAGCAATAATAACCACCTCCATCGGCTAAGACTCGAGAGCGTCATCTTCCTCTCTCTTGGCAGCCTTAGCCTTAGCTACTTTTTTGCGGCATCTTTAAGTGTAATTTTGACGGCTTTTTCTGCCTTATAAAGATAAACACCATAATGCTTATTAGCTACGATTTGATTAATCGCTTTTGTGATATCTCGGTCTGTTTCAACCATTGTGTTACGTTTAAGCATGATACGTAGTGCACCTTTGCGAACCATGTAGGCAGTTCCTTTAGGGCATTTGCGAGAACGCACAATTTGTACCCCTAAAACTTCACCATAAACACCAGAGACAACACGATTTGCTCCAACCTCGGTAGCACCTAACCACTCCTTCGCGGCATCTAAACGTAGGGTAGAGGCATCCGCCGGATTCATGACAACGACTGTCTCTGCGTCATCTTCGTCATTAAAAATATCTAGCGCTTTAGATACACCATCAACCGTAGCAGTAGCTTCCACAGTTTGAGTCGATTTACTTAACGCGTCAAGCACGTCTGCATCGACTTTGTGGTCAATAGCCTCAACGATTTGCTTTGCTGCCTGACCTACAGGATCCCCATACCCAGATAAGATAGCTTCGTCAGTGATTTCTACACCTTTTCCGGCTTTTTTAATGGTCATAGTAGTCTTTTTGAAGCCAAGTTGAGTCATTGGGATAGCTTCACCCTCGGCAACATCTTCTGCGTCACCAATGTAATCCCATTTAGGCACTGTTAAAGTTGTACCTGGTTGTCCTTCTAAAGTTGTATCTACTTCAGCAAGAGGAGCAAAGCGAATCGCTTTCCCTACCTCTGCGTCAATCATATCCGCTAGAACCTCAGGGTCTAGCATTTGTGCCATTTTAGTTGTTCCTACTGCCATTTTTTAATTTCCTTTCAATTGGTCATAAAGATTCTTATTTTTTAGTTTTAGGTCCAGTTTTTCTTGGTAAGACATCTTTGCAAAGTCTTCCTTAGACACCGAACCTTGTCCGTTATCAGCAGACGGATTGCCTGCCACTGTGATTTTGGGCGCTTTATCCTTTGTTTGGCCAAAATGAGGATATTTACCCAAAACCGTTTTGATTGCATCCTCTATGCTTGTCTCGTCAGTGACAAGACGCTCAGATAGTGCAATCACATCATCAATAGATTCAGCGTTCACACCTAAAGACATTGCTGCTAGCTTTGCATTAAGAGCCTTATTGTTTGCCCGAGCTTCCTCAAGCTCTTTGTCTTTAGCATTCAAGATTTCTGTTTGTTTTTCTGACTCGCTTCTTTGTGACTCTTGCCACTCTTGGAAGGCTTTTAGTGCATCCTTGGCAGACTCTACATCATCAAAACCCAAGTCTTTAACTGCTTTGTTATAGCCTTTAGAATGCTCTTTAGTTCCCACTCGGTTGAGATCATCTTGTGTAAATGCTTTATCTTCTTGTTGATTATTTTCCAAGTCAGTAGTCTCTTGGTCGACATTTTCGTTTGTCACATTTTCCATGTGCATTCCCTCCTATAAATGCGATAGGTCGCTGATTTCCGTTCTTTAACGCCTGCGGATAAAGGCATAATAAAAAGCCGTATTGCTACGACTTTGATTTCTAAAGGGGTCGAATTCGACACGGTTAAACTTTATTTCCCCCACTTCCGTTTGTAGTTTTTCTTAATATAGTCAACCGTGTCACCAATTGCCTTGATAACTGATTGGTTATCTAAAGTAGCAGCTTTAACAGTCGCTAACTCTTCGTTTGTTGCCAGAGCGTTTCGTTGAACGATTGATTTTAGCTCCATGATTTGTTTGTTTTGATTTTTAATTGCTTCAACCTGCATGGCATTTTCTGCAACAAGCATCACAACTGCTGTTTCTAGTTTACGTTTTTTCTTAATGCGTTTATTCATGTTCCCTCCTATTTTTTAAGTACAAAAAAGCACCTAGCTTTTAGCTAAATGCTCTAGATTTAATAAGTCGTAGTTTGGTGTACTAGTCACCAATAACCTTTATCAGTCAGTAAATCAATAATACTCTCAGCTAGTTTCCCTTTAGCTGTTATATTGTACTTTTCATCAAAGCTTTCTGTCTGGTAGTAAGTCTCTATACCTTCACAAAAAACATCATACTTTTCGGAATTAACATCTATATCCACAGGTAATCCCGGAAGTTCATTTTTGACAAAATCGATTTGACTATCATTTAAAATACTTTTTAATTTCATCAATTTCCTCCATATTTTTTGCGGATTCTCGTGCTAGTAGCATGAACTGTAACAATATTTCCGTCTATCGGGTTTATTACTGTCGAGACACACTTACCAATGTATTTCTGGGAAGGTCTATCAAGGTTATCGTACTTAATAGGAGCTATCTTCAACGGTTCTTTTATAGAATCGACAATATCAATAGGCGCTATATTTCTCAGTACCGCCCTTTCGGCTAAATGCTTTGTTATTTTTAGCGGTATCCCTTCACTAGCTTCTACTCCTATTATAGCACTTTCAACATCCCTACGTTTATCTAATTTAGCTTTTTCTTTTCTAACTTCGACTTCACTTTGAGTTTTGGTATAAGGATTATTGTAACGCTTTTCTCTGGCTTGATTGCGATGTAAAAAGGCATTGTTGTTTATCAGATAATTGAGTGCATCTTGTTTACTTCTAACATCCGATTGATATTGCCTAATCAACTCTTTATCACCCAATTGCTTCGCAACGTGCAGTAACTCTTTACTCTCACGTATTGATCTCTCGATTGCCCTCTGCTTAGCTTGCGCATTCGCATTAGCTTTAGCTTGTGCAGGAGTGATATTTTTTAGATGCTCTGGCAATTCTGGCTTACTATTCACACCGACGACAAACGGCGTTTTAGTGTGCTTGCAGTTGATTCCCAAACATCCATCAGGCTCACCATGCCCGTAATCAGATAAAGCTAAGATTTTTATCCCTCCTTCTTCTCTCGCTTCGCCAGTAGTGACAATTTGATGTTGCAAAGGTGCACACATCTCTCTAGCTGTAGCTTTTTTTGAGTAATAGAAGGTATCAATGCCAAACTCCCTAGCAGGGGCTTCTTTGGCTTCGTTAAAGACTCGCCAAGTCGTAGTATTGATAACGGTACGAGCATAAGAGTCTGCTCTCCACTTTCTCCCAGCTTTATCTGTAAAACCATAAAACCCCTTTTTAAACCATTTAATCACAGTTTGATTGATAGCTTGGTCAGGCGTTTTTAAGCCTGTCACCACACCAGCAACAGCGTCTTGGATTATCCCTTGATAAGCTCCTATAACACTAAATGGCAAGGTGGTGTTAGTCAAATTATGCACATCATCAATAGCTTGTCTAGCATAGTTAGATAGGTCGTCTTGGATAGTACTGTTTATCCCAGACTCTCTACCTAGAGCCTCTTCTAGCTGCTCAGACGTGTTTTTATAAATTTTAAATCCTTCATTCTTGATAATATAGCGAAGTTGAGCTTCCGCAATGCCAGAATACTTTGCAATAAGCTTGATGTTATCTGCATTAAGCAGTCCAACGTCATGTAACTTATTAGCTTGCCAAAGATAAGGATTATCGGCTAAGCTCGCTGAGCCTCTGGCTTTTATCCTCTCAATCACTTGATCAAATAAATCAAGAGTCAGCTGATGATACATATCAGATAACTGACTAGCTTCCAAAAGAAGCTGTTCGTCATTTAACTTAATAGGCTTCTTTTTCATCTAATCACTCTCCGTATAAATGTGTATCAGTGCGCTGTTGATTGATTTCGTCAACGATTCCAGTATTAATTTCTGCAGCTATTTCTTGGGCTTTTTCCTCTGTCACGTTTAGCACTTTTTGGATGGCCATCTCACGAGTGCCAAAGCCAGCATTAACAACTTTTATCCAGTAGTCTAACTCAGCGTCTCGATCTGTAAAAACACCGTCATCAAGACTTATGCTGATGTTATCCATGCTTGGAACTTCGCTTTGGTACAAATCATAAGCTTTAGCAATCTCAAAAATAGAGATAACTAACTCTTTTAGCGATTGCTCTACTAAAGTAACAATACTGTTACGCATTTGGTAGGTGTCTGAGTTTTCAGAGACGATTTCTGTTGCAGTCTTCATGCTTTTGCCATCAAAACTAAATAACCCAGCGGATACGCCTATTTGCATTTCAAACAACGACAAGCCCTCGTTGATAGCCTTGATATAGTCATCAGCTCTAATAGGGGTTGTTAGGTCCTGTATTGCGCTTGAGTCTAAATCCCTGCCGCCCATACGGATATAAACGTTTTGATCAGACTCGAAGCGAGGCCTCGGAATAACATCGCCATCAGCGGTACGAACAGTTAAAGCAGTCAAGCTCTCTGGCACAGCAACTCGACGTTGACCCATCTTAACTTCCCACATAAATTCGTCATAGGTCATATTGATAAAGTCAATCGTTGTCTTAGCATTATCAAAGATTGACAAGCCTAGAGGGCTATTAATATCCTTGTTATTCATTCCAGGGGTCTTGAGATAAGTAAAGATAGGCCTAGTCACATCTGTAACTTTAGCCTCGTCTTTTAAGTCCTCGTATACCTCAGATAACGGTACTCGGCTACCTACTTTGGCGTTATCATCCGAGCGATATAGCTCATTTGAGATAACATAATCATCAGAGCTGCGCCATTCGTGGAACTCTATCAAGGTATAATAGACCTCTTTGCCGTTGATTGTCTTAACGGACTTAATAACAATAGCAGCGCTTGAAACATCCTGCGTGTTGCTCTGTAGTGGCAAAAAAACAGGCGCTTGAACAAATGCCACTCTAACTTTGTCACCATCCACATAAGGCCTCATGGCTAAGCCACCCAAAGCTAGGCAGCTCTCGAGATATCGCTCAAAGTTTTTATTAAAGCGATCGTTTTTTAGTGTCTCACTAATAAATTTGTTAGCTACATCATCATCAACCTTAATCTCTGCCTGCTCATTAAAGACAAGACTGGCAATCTTTTTGGCAGCTGTACGAGCAATTGGTAAGTGGTTAAGGCCCCTTTTTTTAGTCTCGCCATCGGTGTTTAGATATAAGACACTATCCCAGTCACTCTTATAGTATTTTAGATTGGTTGTTATACGATCGTACTCTGGTTGACTGATAGCTATCTTAGGATGATCAGTTATATTTGTAAGACTCTGCGTTGTCATCACGTATTTACTCCTTGTAAAAAGATTTTTTATTTTTTGGATTACTCCCATGTAAGCAACTCCTTTAGTTGTAATACCGATGCACAAACACGTTGATGCTGTATCTAAACTCGTCCATGGCATGGTTATCTTTATCAATAGGTTTGCCATTGTCGTCACGACTATACAACCCTATCTCTTTCAAAAAGTGGTAATGGTCATACTCTTCCTCACTATGATTAACGAGATAAAAAGCGCCATCTGAGATAATGTTTTGGCCGCGTTCGATACCGACCTCAATGCCTTTTGCTTTGCTAGATACATCTTTAGAATTGTTCGGAGCTCCCAGAGTAAATACTCCTAACTTATGCAGCTCCTCTCTCAAAGATTTACAGGCAGGATCCACAAATACCTCTGTATAGCGCATCTGATACTTTTTAACGCACCAGTCTATAAAAACTTTTAACTCTAAAGCGTAGGTTGACATAGCTTTTACTTGACCAGTGTCAGCTCCGCTGTGGTAGTAGTGAGCTACACGATTAAGTCTGAAACTTATCCTACCGTTATCTCTAACTCTTGTTACGATATTACAAGACATAGAGGTGGCATCTGATTGACCCCCATCCGCACAGAAATACATCTCTACTGGTTCGCCAATCAAAGTGCCTAGAACATTTTTTTCCGTGTCAAAAAGACCATAAATAACCCCCTGAGGCATGACCCGCTGCCCGAGTACGTCTCGTTTGTACAAATATGGATTCTTACGCAGGTTATTGATAATAGATTGTTTATGCTCTGCGGTTAGTATTGGGTTATCATCCATAGTCCAGTGAGTCCACCTCGTGTTTTGAACATCAAAGACATCTTTAATCACAGGGTGTTGTGGTGCAGGCGGGTTAAGGTCTGCTAGATGATAACGTAGCTTAGCCGCCCAAGTCCGTCTAAAACACTCTTGGATAAAATCCATGTGTAGCAAGTTAATCTCACAAAAAACAACCGATCCTAATGACATACCTGTAATAGCACCAACGCTATTAACCTTACCACCACCTTTATAATAAACACGCTTATTGCCTTTTGGAGTCGTGATTAACAAGTGATCTCCACGCTCATCGTGTTTTATTTTGCAGTTACCGTCAAATATATGCATCAAACCCGTACCATCGCCGTCGATAAACAAACGATAAGCTTGTTCTTGATTATAAGCAGTCACAAGGTGATTTTCATCTTCTGACTCAATCAGATACCTAGCATAACGAAAATGCCCAGCTGTGGTCTTTCCGCTACGAGGGGTCAAGTGCCCTCGTTGACCTCTAATTCGTAGTTAAAAGGGCGTCTAATGACGTCTTTTTGTTTATTTGAAAAGATAATCTCCAAGGCTAATCACCTCCTTCCACAGCATCTAACAAGGCTCTCATTAAGCTAGTATCAGGCTTAGCGCCCTTCTCTGCGTCAAGTTTGACTTTAAGTAGTTCAATACGTGTTCGCTGCTCGTCAGTGACAAGCTCGCTACGTGTTAACTCGTCATAAGCCTTAATCATGTTGCGTAGCTCAGCTTGAACCCTCGCAATAGCAGTCAAAGCACTAGTTTGCCTGTCCCAAGAAGTGTGCTGCTCATATCCAACCCCAGCTTTACCCTCGCTTGTGATAAAGTTGGCGTGGTCCTGCTGATCGGTCACATGTAATATTTTCTGGGCATGAAGAAGATTCGCATAGGTTAGGGTTATGTTGTCCCAAAGTATGTCTATGGGGGGCTTTGACTCTATATCCTGAGTTATTTCGTAGACCCCTTTTGGTAGATATTTAGCAAATAGCCCGTGCTTAAGGGCGTTTGTGTTCCCAAGGGTTCCGCCTTTACCATTCTTATTGCCCTTAGGCGCCCCTCTCGGGCGTTTCGTAGTACTTCTATTCTTTGTAGTACTACATTCTTTCCACTTATCTCTTAGCTTCCAAACTGAGATTGTTTTTTCAGGCACATCCAACATTTCACCGAGTTTGCGGTTAGTGATATCTCCGTTATTTTGCTTGTAAAGTTCAAAAGCTTTATCTCGGTTTGGGTCTCGTGCTCTGCCCAATCCTACACCTCCTATTTGTTCGTTTTGTAAACTAAAAAGGCAAGACACTATCTGCCTTACCTTCAAACTCATACTACCAATTTATCATCAAAAAGATGACAATTCCATACATTTTTGTGTCACATTCCTATTTTTTGGGAAAATATTTCTAGAATCCGCTCTCTTTTGCGGTAAATAGACTTACGCGACAGATGTCTTGTATAGGCAATTTCTTCCCAAGTGTTACTTGAACCGACGCCCCACCTAAGATTAAAAATATCAGTTAGTTCTTCATCCAAAAGATTTAGCGTTGCAATAACTGCTTCCTTGAAATTGGATAGACCCTTTAGTTCCCTATCTGAATCCCACCTTGCAACCACATCCTCAGTAACTTTTGAAACAAAATTTGCTCTTCCTCCACCGATATTTTTATCTACTTCTATATTCATATCAGTTTGTAGCTCAAGTTTTCGAAGTGCAATCTTGTTATCAATAAAACGATAATCAAACAACCATTCATCAAAAGCCTTTAGCTGTGCATTAGATAATCTACTCATCCCGTTACCTCTTTATGAATAATTACGTGAAAAATATTTTGTTTGGGTATAATAACTGCGTTGTTTTTTCCATCTAGAGCAACGATATCGTTATTTTCTATTGCACCAATTACTTCATCGATACCAATTTCACCATAATTAGAAATGCTCTTAGTAGGACCTTGTTTTAAAAAAAATTCAATTTTCATTTTCTACCCTCCGTTATTCGTTAAATCAGCAATCCGCTTTGTCTGTCTCTGATTTTGCTCACTCGCACGTTTAAGCTGCTTTTGTGTCCTGCTTAGCTGTGTACGTAGTCCGTTTATTTGCGACTCGTAGTGGTCTTGCAGTGCGATGCTTACAGTAGATATAGCAATCAGCATAACTGTTAGTGCAGTGATAATGATGTTTTTCTTTTTTTACTAACTCATAAAGCAAGCAATCAATCATCTGTTCTTCAGTCATTCTCCCGCTCCCTAGTATATTTTTCTTTAACTGTTGCTTCGCAAGAATCCCAAAACCTCAGCATGTCTGCTTTTCGCGTAAAGGTTTTCTCTTCAAACTGAGGTTTTGCCTCAAAATTCTTTTCTCTACCCGTGTAGATTCTAACGACATATTCTTTTTTCATCTAGACCCCTAACTGCGCCTTAACTGCTTCAAGTAAGGCGTTCTGATTTTTTTCTTTGCCTTGTAAAATCCTAAGTACTTTTTCATCAACTGTATTTTCTGCAACAATGTGGTGCACAATAACGGGTTCTGTCTGCCCTTGTCTATCTAATCTGGCATTAGCTTGCTGATAATATTCAAGACTCCATGTTATCCCAAACCAAACAATAATATGCCCGCCTTTTTGCAGATTAAGCCCATGCCCAGCTGATTGAGGGTGGCACAGAAGAATTGGTATTTTCCCGGAATTCCACTTGTCAACCGACGTCAGCTCTTCAGCCTGAGGAAATCGTGTCTTAAGTCTTTCAAGATCATGTTGATACTGGTAAAAAACTAAGATTGGCTGGCCTTGGCTTTCTTCTACTATGTTCTCAAGCGCGTCAAGTTTGTCATCGTGTATAGCAACTGTTGCTTTATCATCATCATAGATAGCACCATTGGCCATTTGAAGTAATTTATTGGCCAAAACCGCAGAATTAGCCGCAGATATTTCTTTATTTTTAAACTCCAACACCAAATCAGCTTCAAGCTGTTTGTAGGCTTTCATATTAGATAACTTAACTGATACAACGTTGTCGGTTCGCGGCGGTAACTTGAGATAGTCTTTAGCTTTCATGCTGACACAGATGTCCTCAATCTTGTTATAGATTTCTGCTTCTGCACCATCCCTAAGTGCCCAACTGTAAATGATTAGGCCATTACGCTTATCAGGAACAAAATACTTGTCTTTAAATCGAGTCTGGCTCGTCTCAAGCCTGGTGCCTCTGTCCATCAGATAAATCTGCGGCCACAAATCAATCAAACTGTTAGGCGCTGGGGTTCCTGTTAGTCCTACAAGGCGTTGGACTTTCGGTCTAACTTTTCGCAAAGCCCTAAACCGTTTTGACTTACTAGACTTAAAGCTTGACAGCTCATCAATAACCACAAAGGTAAACGGCCATTTAGTCTTGTAGTATTCAACAAGCCAAGTAACATTCTCACGATTAATCAAATAGATATCGGCTTCTGTTTCTAAGGCTTCAATTCGTTTTCCCTCACTCCCCAAAACTTTAGAGTAGGTGAAATCAAAATGCCATTTCCCAATCTCCGTTGGCCACGTTTCTTCCGCCACTTTTTTAGGAGCTACGATTAAAATCTTATGATCCTCGGAAAAAATATTTTGAATCTCATCTATTGCCGATAGTGTTGTCAGCGTTTTACCAAGGCCCATGTCAAGTAAAAGGCCACAATAAGGGTGCTCTACTATCCATGTCTTAGCGTATTCTTGATACTCATGCAGTCTCACACCCAGTTCTCCATTTCTTTTAAGGCTATGTCCACTGATTCGTAGGAGTCAACAACCCAAACGTGCTGCCCAGCCTTTTTTATTTTTTTGTGCATTGCAACTTGACTGGGTCTTGGTTTTTTACCAGGCGCTTTGACCTCTACAAAAAAGGTTCCCGTGTTCATGACAACAATTCTGTCAGGCACTCCTATCGTCCCTGGACTTGCAAATTTTAAACACAGCCCTTTTGTTTTCTTTTTCAAATAATTTTCAATGTCTTTTTCAGTCCTCATCTTTCCTCCTTTGGTCAATAAAGGTCAGGGTTACCGTTTTTTTCAACTTATTTTCTCTTTTTTATATATGTGTTTTATATATGCCTTATTTTATATATATTTATTTTTTATATTTATATTTAAGTTAATAGAAGAAAAGTGGTAGATTGGTAACCATAGGGGCTAAGCTATTGCTATGAAAGGTTTCTTAGGGCTACCAAAAAGCTACCAGGGCTACTTTTCGAACCCATTTCTAAGGGGCGAGTTACTAAGTTACCGATTTTTCCAATTCAGTTTTGATTTTTTTAAAAATTATTTTTAAATTTTTTATTTTTAAAGTTTGAAAAACCGGTAACTTGGTAACTTTTTTCTAGGGTTACCAAACTCTAATCCCAAAAAAGTAACCCCTAAAACTCACTTTTTAACTTAAAACCGACCCAATTTTTGGCTTGCTTTCCTCCAGATTTAACGTTTTTATTTTCATAATTTAGCTCTCTTAGTCGGTGGTTAAATGCATTTTTTGCCAAAGGTTTGTAGCCTGAATCCTGACAATAGAACTTGTAGGCTGGGTAGACATCCCTAACAGGAACTTTGAAGTCTTCGCCAAGTTCACACTCGTCTTCAAGGAACATGGCCACGACATCGTTGCCTTTTTCCCATTTCTCGACACTTGACCTCATGCTGGCACTAATACTGAAATCTCTCTTACTTAAGGCCTTTCTAAGCCCCTCCATCGCCCTATTAAAGATACCTGGCACCTCGCTCATAATCTTATCTAGCGGGTATTTCGCCTTAACTTCCTGCGTTAAAACCTTATCCATCTCGAGGATCATCATGCGGCGTTTAAGTCCTCCGCTGAAATCTCGCATAGGTGGGAGCTCATTCATGGCAAAAGACAGCTTAGCATAATTGTAAAAGTTAATCGGCTCTTTATTCTTACGGTCTGCGTGAATAGTATCCTCCCCCGTCAACATTTTAAGTGTTGCGCCATCTGCTAAGTATTGAGGTTTAGCATCGGTATCGAAGTTAGCAGTCTTTCGATATAAGCCGATTTTTGCAAAGCGTTCTTGCATCAGGTACTGCAGTGTCACGGCTGAGTAATTATCAGCACCTATCATTTCACGTAAAATATTAATCAGTGTTGATTTACCAGTACCGCCGCTGCCGTAGATGAATAGCATTTTTTGAATAGCATATTCGCGATAAAAGTTATAGCCAAACCACTCAAAGATGAAATCTATATTTTCAGCTCCGACGGTCTCCCTAAGAAAACCCTCAAAGGTTTCACAGGTCGCCTCGGGGTCATAGACAACGGGATGGCTTGACCTTGCATGCAATTCTGGATCAAACTTAGTCTTAAAACTGTTATTCCTCAAGTCATAGACTCCGTTCGCTAGCACTATCTTGTTAAGATCGCTCTCAGTAAACACTTCGCTTGAGAAAGCCTGTGCCTTAATCGCTACGACGGTTTCGCTAATGTGCCTAATCTTAGTAATTTTACCGAGTTTCTTAGTTGAGATATAACTCTTCAAATACTCCTCTGCGTTTGGCAACCAGATGCCTTTTTTAGCGTCGTAGCGTAAAAATTCTAAGCCGTCCCAATAAATCGGAACCTCCTTAATAATCTGCGTTGCTAGCAAATAACTATTGACCTCCGGTTCGCCCCTCTCATCAATTTCAAGCCAGCTTCTGTCATCTTCGACTGGTAACTCTTCATCGAAATCGCCTAAAGCCTCCGCCATTAAATAGTCTTTAATTTCGGGTAAGTCAGAGACAAAAGCATTCATCGCTTTACTTGATGGCAACTTATTAGTAGGAGTATTATCTTTAGCCTCGCTATCTTGCTCTCCGAATTTATGGATACGAACAAGGTCGTATGCATTTACAAGCGTATCCCCCACGGGATCTGTCCCGTGATGGCTATAAGCGAAGACATCATCATAGATGACTAAGCCATTTGCGGTTGAACCCTCAGTGTAGGTGTACCTATCAGGAGTCGTTCCTTCTTCATAAACCTCGGGCAAGAACGTTGCAATGGCCTGTCTAATGTCATAGCTACGACAAAAGGCTCCAATAAGCCCTTTTTTACTAAGTGGGTCACCTTATTTTTTAGCTTCACGCTGTCTTTTAACAGCGTGCGTCGGGCTTTCTGGCCAGAAGCTTGAGTCACGCCAGTCCGGGTACGTATCAAGCACCTCATCAACACTTAGAAAAGCCTCGTCGTTATATTTAAACGTAAAGTCAGCATCTCTCGAGTGGCTCGGCCAGAACATCAAACGCACACTTTGATAAGTCGTGTCATCAAAGTTCGACATGCCTAGTTGATTAGCCAAATACCTAGCGACTGGCTCATATTCATCAGGCATCATTAAACGGTCAGTAGGGATAATAAGACGGTACTTAGCAGCTTTTTTTGAGTGGCTGTGAGTACTGTAGAGTACGTATGCATAGTCTGCAAGCAGGTCTAGCCTATCTAAGAAATCTTTACTTGGGCTATCTGCGTCAAGCGCAACCAAGGACCTACTTTGAACATTTTCGTTTTTCCGTTTACCCTGCTTTAGCCACCCGCCGACAAAACCTCCTACGTCTTTTGCTTGCCCTTTTTCTGCTCGAGACATCTTCTGGTACTCCGCAAACGTCTCTTGGGTGACTGTAGGTTTCTCTAATCTCTCAACCAGCTCCTGCCAAGTTAGCGTAATATTTTTCCACGTCTTAGCTGTTCGTGAATTACCCGTCGCGATATAAAGCTCTTGCAGAGGAGAAGACTTTACTATTAGTTTTTCTTGCTTCATCTATCTAATCCTTCATATAATACTTTGTTATGTAGCCTTCGCTATTTAAAGGAAGACCCTCCGCCCATTCAGGGGTCTGAGCCATCAAATCATTAACCTCTTCGATTGTCAGGCCTGAGCCTTCGATAATAGCCTCATCATGAACGTGGAAAACAACACCATGGCCTGCAGCTTCAATCCTCAGAAGCGCTTCAGCTAGAATATCCCTAGCTGTCGCCTGAACGATATTTTCGACAAGCTTACCGCCGTAAGTCTCTTGCGCTGTGAAGTAGGCCTTATCTCCTTGGCCCTCATAGACGATTTTGTCTCCATAGTCGCCTGGCTCAACCTTGGCTCTTGCATAAGCTAAGTTCCTACCGCTAGGCAATGTTATAAAGAGGAATCCTTTACGGTATCTAAATCGTAGTTTTCCAAGTTTTATTGGTGCTCTCGATTTGATAGCTTTGATGGCGGCTCTCTGCACATCTTTCCAAAATTGGACGATTTTCTTATTGGCCCTGCGCCAGTCATCAACTAGCCCTTGGAGCTCCTCTTCCTTGACTCCCATATTTAGAGCTCCCATCTGCTTGAGCGCTCCAGGACCTCCTTGATAGCCAAGTGCCAACTCTGAGATTTTGCCTTTTTGGCGTAGTTCCTTATCAATCTCCTCAATTGGAATTCCGAACATCTGGCTAGCGGATGCCTCATAGATTTTTCCATGCGTCGAAAACACGTCAAGCCTCCACTGCTCTCCAGCAAACCACGCAATCACCCTAGCCTCAATCGCTGAGAAGTCAGAGACATAGAAGGTACAGCCGTCTTTGGCCACGAGTGCCGTTCGTACGAGCTGCTTTAAAGTGTCGTTAAGACTATCGTATAAAATCTCCACAGCATCAATATCACGCTTTTTAACGTACTCTCTGGCATCATCTAGGTCCTTTATATAATTCCTAGCTAAGTTCTGTACTTGGACAACTCTGCCCGCCCATCTTCCTGTCCTGCTAGCTCCGTAAAACTGAAGTAGTCCATGAACTCGTCCGTCTGAGCACATAGCTCTTTCCATAGCTTCATATTTTTTTAGACTTGACATAGCGGTTTGTAGTTTAAGTTCTAAAACTCTCTTAAGTTCTCCTTCGGCCGTCTTAAGCTCCTGCTCAACATCCGCTTTAGTCAGACCATTAACCGAATAGCCATGTTCTTTTAGCCACGGTAGCAACTGCGCCCTGCTATTAGGATTATCAAGCCCTGTTATGGCCTTTAGCTCACCAGACAAACTTTTCATCTTAACATCTTTACAATACAAGGCCGAAGCAACTAACTCTTTATCAAGCGCCACACCTCTGTCGTTGATTCTCTGGTCGCATGCGTAGTAGCCCCATTCACGGTCGTGCACAGGAACTGACTCTAGTTTTTCGGCAATTGCCATCTCAACAACAACGTCTTGGATGCAGTAGTCAATAAACATTTGCCACTTTTCGGGGGCGTGTTCTGGTAAATTTCTAGTTCTCCCACCGTTAGCTTTACTTGGTTTGCAAGGCAGGGAAAAGTATCTGATTAAGTTTTTACCCGAGGTATCTTTTTCCTGCGCTAATTTTAAATACAGCGCACACTTTTCCAAGCTTGAAGGCAGACCCAACTCTTGGGCCAGCACCATAGTGCATTGCCATTGGCAAGGATCTAGATAGTAAGGTAGACCGAGGTAACGACTGAGACAAACTCTTTCGAATTGGGCATTAAAGGCGTGCTTTCGGACTTTATCATCAAATAACATATCTTTGATGTCTTCAGGTAGAGACTGCCTTGTCAAATCAAAGCACTCTACTTCTCCGCCATCTATAGAGTAAGCGAAAAGTAAAATCTCAAAATCTTCTGCGTCAGCGTACTTGTAAACCCCATTTTTGATGTCATTCGAACTATAGGTTTCAATATCAATATTTAAATGTCTCATACCTCTCCTTTAAAAATGAGGAGCCTCTAAAGAGGCCCTCTACTATAAAATGTCGTCTTCGTCCTCTTCTTCGTTCCACTCGTCAAAATCTGCATCAGCTGACGAACGGCCGCCAAGGTAGTCTCCTTTAGCAACAATTTGGACGTTGTTTAATCCGCAAGAGATTCCTTTATTTCCCGCTGTGTTGTAAGCATAGGCATTAAGTGATACGCGAGCATAGACGCCAGAGTAAACTTCATCCGCTGAGTCAACGGGGTTTTTATACTTGTCAATGATTTGTGGCTTAGTTTTACTTGACACTGACATGAACACGTGTCCAGCGTACTCTGGGTGCTCTTCGGTATCCATTTCTTCGTCGCCGTCACGAAGCGTTGTCTTAACGCGCTCCCATTTAACCCCTTTGAGTTTATTGTCCTTGGCAGCCTCATAAGCAGTTTTCTGCGCGTCTTTAATTTTCTTGATTGTGACTTTGTCTGTTTTTGGAATTAAGATAACTGTTGAATACTTAGCCTCTTGACCTTCAAAGGCTTTAGGCTCTAGTAAAGCTACATAGCTTAGGCGTACTTTTCCGGTTACTACTTTAGTTGTGTTTGGTGTCATAATTATAATTTCTCCTATTCAAAATCTTTAATTGCTTGTTCTAAGCTATTTAATGCGGGTCGCTTGTCGCTATTTTTAACAAGGACAGGTTTGCCCTGTGGTTTATCAATTACTTCTGCTAATAAATCAGCAAAAGTGGTTTTACCTATTAACTTTTCAAGAGTTCCCATTGCTAACAGCTCTTTCGGTTTAAAAATCTCATCGTCAAAGCCGTTATCTTGTAAAATATCAATTGCTTTGTCTTTATCAGTGATGGCTCGATTACTTCTACCTTCAACAATCTTATAGCCTGGAACTTCTTTTCCCGAGAGTGCTTCTTTCAGGGCATAGGCTTCAACTGACTCAACCCACTTCTTGATAGCTGAGGCTTTGTCAAGAATCTCTGCGACGGCTTCATTAGATAAATAGACAGGCTCCTGATAGTCATATTTATCAATTAATTCCCAATTTTCTTGCGCTCTTGGTACCAATTTAGCTGCGACAGGAGACCACTGCAATACTTTTTCACTTAGGTTCCAGTCACCAATGCCTGCGTCTGCTTGAGCGGCCATAGGCAAGACAACATTATCCGCCCAGTAGAGTAACTCCTCCACGTAAATGTCAACAGAACTAACCGAATCTAAACGTGGCTGAATAATGGTCATTTTGATACGGTCAAAGTCATAAACCATATCGTAGGAAGCATAAGCTCCTAGAGCGTACAGCCCCATCTGTGGGTTTTGGTTAGCAGACACAGGCATGCCCTTGCCATACTTAAGATCAATAATTTCAATGACCCCATCCGCTAAAATGACAACATCCGAAGTCCCAAAACCGCCAGGCACCCAGTCGCTAAAATCAACCCGTTTTTCAAGTTCAATTTCGGCGTTCTCATAAGCATTTAGGTGCTCCATAACAATATCTGTGTAAAGTTCCGTCATCTCTTCCATCTCTTCGTTGTAGAAGTCTGAGTTTTCCTTAAAAGCCTTGGTTAACGTGTTAAATTTACGCTTGGTGATTTTACCAGACTTGTACATCAGTTTGATTTCAGAAAGCTCATGGGCGCTTGTGCCCTCTTGAGTGTATACGGTATCGCGGCTAGGATAGTCTGCTTCTAATCTCGGCAGCATAGGGCAATAAAGCCATCTGTGAGCACTAGAAGCAGACAGTAGTGCGTGATTTTCTACTGGCATTAGAGGGCCTCCAACTTCTCAACAAACTCAGCAAACTGGTATTCTTCAAGTTCACCAACTTTTGCGACGTTCATCTCTTTCAAGACTTCCTTGATGTCCTTTGACTTCCCTTCTTCAACCTTGGCTTTAGCCATTTTCTTAATATCAGCTAATGTCAAAGTTACAGACTCTTCTTTCTTTTTAGGAGCTGGTTTTTCTTCAACAACATCCTTGGTTACTGTCTTCGGCATATCCAGAGCTTCACGCATAGCATCGAAAACACCTGCCATGCTCTCTGCTTTAAAAGTTACTTCAATCATTGTGTTTCTCTCTTTCTGTGTTATAATTTAATTGTGTATAATTGTTGACGGTTTCCTAAGCCGTCTTTTTTTGATGCAATCAATAGCCTCACCTCCCCAAAAGTCCTTTAATATCAAGAATGTCTTTAGCAACCTGACTACGATAGTGTGGGCTATCATGTAGACCTTTCTCGTAGTAGGGATTGGGCACAAATTCCCAATCTCCGCCCGGCAACTCAACTTCGATAACTTCGTTATCAATAATTTCTAACTCACGTTCAAGATAAGCTAGTGCGTATTCTAAGTAGTTCATCGTAATAATCCTTTCAACTCTGCAATATATAATCTGATTTCTTTTGAGAATCTCAAAAGCAGCTCGTCATCTGTAATAAACTCAGTCTGTTCAAGCAATCTATTAAGCATCTCATGGCTAACTTTAGCAAGAGGATGCCCATTGATTTTTTCTGGAATCTCTGCAAACCCATCCTCGTAAGTGACGAATCCAGTAGTTCTGTCTTTTGTAGCAAGACCTCGCTGCCTATCTCTCCAAACGCACTGCTTTACTGTGTTACGTCCTACCCCTGTTGCTTTTGCGCAATCAGCCTCTGTCTTACATGTATGTTCTTTAAAATAATTTCAAATTAGTTCTGATGGTTTCATTTTCTCTCCTCAATTACTTGTTTTAAAGCTATTAGTATAAAAACTGCGTCCGCCAGGGCTTGGTTTTGGGAGCAAGAGCCCCCCTGACGTAAAATATCATTTAAGCCAGCTAGGGTTTCATCAATAAATTTTAGTGATATATTCATTTCTTTTTACCCCACAAAAATTCTTGCCATGACAAAGTTGCACCTTTAAATTCTTTCTCAGCCAACTTAACAAAGTTCCTCCTATCCTGGTCTTCTTTAAAAGTTTCCTTAGCTAATCGTCTCCAAAAAGCTTTTCTTGTCGCTTTACGCTCTAAGAAAGTTTCACTGAATTTAAAATCATTTCCTTGATAAAGAGCTTCATATTTCTCTACGCCATTTAACGTCGGTAGCTCAATCCAAAGCATCAATTTTAAATCTTGCTTGATAGCACTCAACTGAGCAGATAGGATAGGTAAGCTATCTCGTCTTTCAGCTTCAGGTTTAACTAACCCCCCTCAATCCGATTAATTTTCTTAATAATTTTTTCAAAAGTTGTCATCATTCTGCGCCTCCTAGTTTAATGAGTTTGTCAATAATACGAAGTTTTTCCTCTGAGTATTTCCTGTAACTAGTTCTCAAATTTAACAAGAGTTCCTCGTCCGAGATTTCGCCCAATTCATTTAACTCAAACAGAGCTTCTACTGTACTCTCAAAATCTGTCGCATTAGCTAACAGTAGCTTTTGTAATTCCCATTTAGACATAGCGTTCTGCACTCCATTTCTTGCTGTTTTCTAAAGCTACTTCCCTAAAAATTTTTCGCTTATTCTCTGGCGAGTTGTGTTTTTTAATGACTTCATGTTGAAGCCTAGTAATGATCACTAAGATGATTGTTGTTGTTAATAAAAATAGTTCTAGTTTGTTCATGTTATACTCCTACTCTTTTTTCGAATTTAATATTTCCAAGCATTTCTGGCAGTGTCTCTTTTTTTGTTTTATAACGATTGCGAGATTTCCACTGTACAAACAGTTTGAATCCTTCGTAATCAATGAATACGATTCTATGCGTTGGATTTAATACAAACTGTTTAAAGTCTGGATGATCACGCATTTCTGTCGCCCACTGCTTTGCAGTAGCAACTGTCAACCCCTCCCATTGTTGAATCAAGTGTTTATAATCACCATGAGAAGCTGTTTCATTAACATCAACTGCTCTATAAGTAATTTCTGCTTTTGGCATATTAATATCCTCTCTCTTATGTTATAATTAAGTAAATTAAAATTTGTTTTGAGTCCGACGGCAATCGGACTTTTTTGTTATAATCATCTCGAAGGGAGGTGATTATATGGCTTTCAGCAAAGAAATAGCTGATAAAATTCTTGAGTTCGCCGCTCTTGAACCAACTATCCCAGTCGGTGTTGGTCATGATTTTCAAACAGATGCATTTGATCAGGATGATGTACTTGATACCGCCAAGTATTTGATTAGTACAGGTCAGATTAAAGCTAAAATTGAAAATCACTACTACAACGGGTTAGTCAATATCGCTTTCAGGCAATAGCCCCTGAACACCTGCCGCCATCATCCCATCTATATCAACAAGGTTTGGTATAAATGTGATGGTGGCTTTTGGTTTTTTGTCGGCTGGCATTTCTAGCCTAAAATCTACGACACCTTTTCCAAGCTCCCAGTCATTAATTTTTACTGAATAGCCTGACGATAGCAGGCATTGCCCATCGTTAGGTTCTAATTTTGGTTTGATACTTAGTTTCAGTGAGTTCATTTTTTCTTTTCTCCTTTTGTTAGTTTTGTTCCTCCTGCGTGCTATAATAAAGCTATCATTACGAAAGGAGGAAAAAAGCATGGGTCCTAATTATTTTCATGTCCAATTTAAGTTAGGCGAAAAAGTATCGTACAACACGCCTTCAGCAGAAGGAAGAGAAGTCATCCCTATCAAAGGTGCTGAAGTTACGAAAATGATTTTCGCCGATGGTAACGAATTGTTAAGCGTTATTCACAACGAAACCGTTGACGTTTACGCTAGCTTCCCAATTGTTCTTGAGTATCATTAATTCGTTATTTCTAAACCAGCAATCGCCCGCTACTGCGTTTGTTGGTTTTTCTTTTCCGTAAAAAATTCGATTTGCTTGCATAGTGTCCTTTCTCTAGTTATCCTTAACTGCTATAATATGAGCAGAAAGGAGGTGATTATCATGGACAAGCCACAAGAAGTTGACTTAGCCATTTTGAAACGTGCAATGTTCGATGTAATCAATGAATACACACCAAGTTCTAGTGGATTCAATAGTTCTTCTGACGACCTTGAAGAGAGTAATAAAGAACTTGCTAAGTTCATTATCAGCGAACTTACACCAAAGTTGCAAAATGCTTTAGAGCAGGCATTAAACCCTAATATGGATTTCAATACTTTTGCCCGTCTTCACAATATCAAGATGGTAGTTAGTGAAGATTGATTTTTCGGTATTGACAAATTTGTATGTAATACCTTTCTCGGCCTGCTTTATTGCAGGTTTTTTGTATGGATAACGATTAAATCTCATGTGGTTCCTTTCTAAGCAATATCTTCTTGCTCGATTAATGGCAAAATGTCGTTTTCTTTCAACAACTCATATAGGAACAATCGTCCCTTTTGCGTCCAGGTTGTCGTAATATTGGCTCTTGTATAGCCATTCTTATCTTGATAATCAAACGTGTGACTGTCTGTGTAACCTTTGCCCATGTGGCGTTTATAGAGAATCCATTGTCCATTCTCTTTGTGCTGCACACCAAATTCTAATAGTGTTTTATTGAATTTATTGGCAGACATACCATAATCGGCAGCAATCTGTGTTACTCGCAAAGCTCCCTTGCTCTCAATGATTAAATCAAGATAACGCGCTTGTTTCTGAGCCTCTTTTAGCTCAATCTGTAACTGATTTCTTTCCATCGTTAAGCTAGTGATTTTCTTATCCGCCATCAGCAACGCCCTTGCCATAATTTTCTCGGGACTGTTGAAATCTTTTTCAACCTGGATGAAGTATTTACGGACTTGCTTTGATTTTTCATTCCGTTGCAACATCGCAATTTCTTTAGCCATGTCTAGTTTAAGTACATGGTCTTGACTAGGGCGACCTCCTGTACTTTTGCTCAAAAATGAGCTAAAGTCCTGACCTTCTTCAAAGCCATATTCGGCCATTCTTGGAAACCAATCTTTATAAGCTGTTTTAATTTCAAGCACTTTGTGCAAGTCCCGACCACTGACAACTGGTTCATGGTTATCGTTTACTGTAATATTGATTATTTGATTCATTTGATGCCTTTCTATCTGATTTTTAAATCTGAAATAACTTTTAAAACAAAGCGATTTGATGCTGGGTCTTTTTTTCGTCCAGCAAGAATGTTCGCCACATCTTGCGGTTCTTTGCCATAAGTAACTGCTAGATCAACTTGTTTAAGGTTGTTATCAAGCAAATACTTTTTAATTTTTTCGATGGCGATTGTGTTATCGGGCATTTGTATACCTCCTTTTTCAAAAATAAGTAGAAAATATTAATAAAATATACGGAAATCGTTATTCTGCTCAATAATTTTTGTAACCATCTTGATTTTTTTGACTTACAATCTTATAATGAAAGTACCTTTATTACAGAAAGGAGCTGATGTTATTGTTAGCAGAATTTTTGAAAGGTACTGTGCTCTCATAGGTAAATAGACACATTGCTCTACTCGGAGCCGAAGCGGACTAGACGCGCAAAACTAGGAATGAATCTAAGTCGAAAATGTCTATCACTTTAAATTAGAGATAGATGGAGTGGTGGCATGACACGTAAAAATATTGCCGTTATTCGACTTAGGGGTATAGAGTCGTTGTTGCTACCTATAAACCATGCAGTGCTGGTTCCCAATCCAGCGAAGATTTGTTTTGTCTGTCCGATGGGCAGAGAGCTAATCAAAATTGGTGGGTGCTAGAGTATCGGACACTCTAGCATTTTCATTTCGAGCAGAATAATTTCCGTAGCACCATCTAGATAGCAGCTAGGTGGTGTTTTATACTTTTAAACAAAAAAGTACGCTATCCAATCGATAACGTACATGATATAATATTGACTGGCACTACTATACCTGCCTTAGCTAAGGAGGTGACGTCTATGTGCGAAGCTATCTTCACAACTATCATCGCACCGCTATTGGTTGGAATAATCCTGTTATTAATCCAGAAATGGCTTGATGACAGTGCTGATTAGTGCTTCTATTGCAAAATAGAAAAAACCCCTTGCATTTGTAGGATTTTGCAAGGGGTTTTTATGTTCGCCTATGCGCGACGAAACTATCTTCACTTCCCCTATATCATATCACATACGATATTCAATTGTCAAAGAACTTGTAAGTAATAAAGTTAGTAAAAATTTAAATTTTTCATTGACATTTTTTAGAGTATACTTTAAAATAGAGGCATAAGAAAAACATAGTTATAACGTTTATAACTCTTTTATATTACGCGGTTCCCCAACTACTTTAAAAAGATTTGTAAAATGTTTAACTTCGTTTTTTACTAACTAACTATCTTACAAAAACTATTTTAGAGTATTCTCCGTAAAAAGTCAACTGTTTTTATTGAAATTCTTTAAAATATTTTTTGTCATCCTCCAGAAAGGTTGATAAATCAGTGTTTATAACATTTGAAAGGATAAAAGAACTTGCTAAAAAACAAGGTCTTTCAATAAATTCTCTAGAAGAAAAGATGGGGTATAGTCGAAATACCATCTATGCTTTAAAACGAAACAAACCAGGTTCTGAAAAATTACAAGAGATTGCAGACTATTTCCACGTCTCAACAGATTACTTGCTTGGTCGCACTGATAACCCTGCAATTGCAAAAGATAACCAAGAATACACTTCTGAAGATCTACGAAAAATGGCCGAAAACGCCAAAACGTTCGATGGTAAGCCGCTTACTGAATCAGATATTGAAGCAATACAAAATATTATTGAAATTTACTTGAAGGGAAGATAGTCTATGACTATTGAGGAGATTTTAGACTTCCATAATGTAGAATTAGCTTATTTCGATAATGAACTATGGCCACGTCCAGGAATCTATATTGATGAAATAAAAGTTGTCTTCGTTAATAGAGCATTATCCGATGAGTCAAAAAAGAAAGTTATTTTTCATGAACTAGGACATATTGAACATGATTCTGGCCAATATCAAAGGCGTCATGAAGAATTTGAATTGCAGGCAAATAGACATATGATCAGGTGTTTGCTTGAAGATGAATTTGACAAAGTAGAAGACAAACATGAGTTTAACTACTTGTCTTTTATGCAAAGACATAATTTAAAGACCACGACCGATGAAGTCATGGTTATTGATGAATATTATACTTTAATAGGTTAAAGGAGATTATCATGGGATTTTTGGACAATGTAAAAGAAGCTAGTACTGGTTCAACTGCTTCTGGCGAAAATTATGAATATGTTGTGCTACAAGTTACACTAAAAGAAAAGCTTATAGGAACAGGCTCAGGAAATTTAACTGAACTTGAAAATGTTATTAATAAGCAAGCAAAAAAAGGATATCGCCTACACACTATTACCACATCAAATGGTGGCGGTAAAGGATTTGGTGGCGGAGATAGAATACAAGCTACAATGGTATTTGAGAAAATCAAGTAAAATAAAAAAAGCCCTACGCTCAAATTTTGGTCGGTGCGAGCGTGAGGCAAATCTAGTATAGTAAAAACCTGCTTCGCAGTAGGTCTCTTTACTATACCTATTTTAACAAAAAATGAGGTAAAAAACAAATGTGGATAGAAGAAACTGATAACGGTAAATTCAAATTTCGTGAAAATTATAAAGATCCTTACACTGGAACATGGAAACCTGTATCCGTTACTATGGAGAAGGATAATTCAAGAGCTTATAAAGCAGCTCGAAAAATCCTTGAACAAAAAATAACAGAAAAAATAGCGCAATTAAAGGCCTCTGAGTTACTTTTCACGGAACTTTTGGATGAATGGTGGGCGTTTTATAAGAAAGAACTTAAAAGGTCGTCTGTAGCTTCTCTGAGGGGTAACATCGAAGAGATAAGGGAAACTTTTGGAATAGGTGTTAAAGTAGTGAATATTGATCCTAAATACGTTCAGAATTATCTCGATAACCTAGATTGCTCTAGGAATAAAAAAGAGCGTAATAAGTCTATGCTAAACTTAGCATTTGATTATGCTGTTGGTTTGGATATTATCCAAGATAATCCTGCAAGACGTGCTAAACTCCCAAGGGTAAAGAAAACTCTTGAAGACTGGAAAAAGGCTGAAGAAAAATATCTTGAAGAAGATGAAATTAAACCATTATTGAAAGAATTGTACAGAAGACCTAGCACTTACCGTCTTGGTTTGTTGGCTGAGTTTATCAGTTTGAACGGTTGTCGTATCGGTGAAGCTGTCAGCATTGAGCCGTGCAACTACGAATCTAAGTCAAGAATATTGCAGTTGCACGGAACATTTGATCATACAGAAGGATATCGTAACGGGGAAAAGACAGCACCAAAGACATTAGCTTCTTATCGTGAAACCATCATGACAAGTAGAGAACTTGAAATTCTACAAGAGTTAGAATTTATGAACGAACTAGAAAAAAATACAAATCATAGATATAGAGATATGGGATACCTTTTTACAACAAAAAACGGTGTTCCAATTCAGACTAACTCATTCAACTTAGCTTTAAAAAAAGCTAATGAAAGATTGGAAGACCCAATTACAAAAAAACTTACTAGCCACATCTTCCGTCACACTCTTATTAGCCGTCTAGCAGAGAATAACGTGCCGCTAAAATCAATCATGGAACGTGTAGGACATGCAGACGCTAAAACTACTGCCCAAATTTATACGCATGTCACAAAGAAAATGAAATCAAGTGTAGCTGATATTATGGAAAACTATTAA